TTACTTGCCCACAATTTGCCCACGAGATTTTAAAAACTCGTCATATTGGTTTACGGCAGTTTCCTCTATGGATTTTGTTATGTGCAGATATACATTTGCAGTCATGTCTATAGAGGAATGCCCTAAACGTTCTGAAACATATTTAAGGTTTGCCCCACTTTGTAATAAGTGAACAGCATGTGTATGCCTAAATCCGTGTAAGGTAATGTATTTAAAATTTCCTTTCTTACAAGCTTGTTGTAAGAACTTTAGGGTTGATGGGTGTAGCATACAAGAATTATCTTCATGTGTAAATACAAAATCATATTCTTTATAATATTTACCGTTCTTCAAAGTGTTTTTATTTTGCTCTATTTTCATTTTTCTTAAATGAGAGATGGTAGAAGAATCCAAAGAGATAGTTCGTTTACTACTTCTATTTTTAGGTGGACCGAATAAGATTTTCTCATTTCTTTTGGTCGTGATTAATGTTTTGTTGATGAATAATTTTTGTTCTTCAAAATCAATATCTTCCCATTGAAGGGCTAAGCATTCACCAATGCGGAGACCTGTGCGAGATAGAAACATGAATAAAGAATAGTATTTAAAGCCTCCTTTCTCATTAAGGATGTAAGTTAAGAATTGATGTAGTTCATCTATATCGTAGCATTTTATATCATCATTTTTTGAGCAAACACGAGTTGTTCTTAATTTAATTTTTGTAGTTGGGTTTTTTTCTAAAATCCCAAGTTCGTTAACAGCTGTATCTAACGCATGGTGCATTGTGACATTAATTGTTTCTACCGTTTTTTTACTGTACTTTTCTAATAGGTTATTTATAAATTTTTGATATTTAATTCTTGTTAAATCTTTTAACTTTAATTCTCCAAACACAGGTAAGATGTGAAGTCTAATGTTTTTTTCGTAGACCATGTAAGTTCTTGGAGCTACATTTCCTTTTTTGAAGACATTTAACCATTCGTAAAGATATTCATTAAAAGTTACTTTACCGTCCTGTATATTGCTCCCATTTACTAATTTTTCTTCTATTTTAGCAGCAGCTAATTGAGCTTCTTTTTTTGTTTTAAATCCACCTTTGGAGGTTTCTTTGTATTTCCCCATTTCTTTATACCTGATCCGATACTCCCATTTATCATTACGTTTTCTAAAACTAGCCATTTTAATCACTCCATTCTATATATAATGAGAATGTTTGTTCTGTTTTTGTGTAAAAATATATAATAGATTTTAAATAAATCTATCCATTTGTTTGGGGATTCCATAATGCTGTAATAATTCTTGCTTTGTTTGTATGTAGTAATCATGATGACTTCCATCGATAAGAAATCTCGTTGCAAAATAGTTTGCTTCAGCTTCTATACGAATTTCAGAACAAAGAGACACCTTGGATAATTTAGGTGTATTTTCATCTGGATGAAATAAAGCATGACCTAATTCATGAAAACAAGTGAAGATTTGATTTTGATATGAAAGTCGTTCGTTAATATGTATAAAAGGGATACGAGATACTTTGTGGTAGTATCCATAAATATCCCCTAAGGCTTCTGTGATAACGACTATGCCCTTCGCTTCAGCGATAAGGAAAGGATCTCTGGTGTTATATCGTCTAAGTAGTTCGTCTATTTTTAAATTAATTTGCTGTTTTGAAACCAACCAGATTCACTCCAATCACTCTTCGTTTCTGTATTTCTTAGGTGTAAATTTCTTCTTAGCCATTTGTTTTCCTAATCTAAGAGAGTTTTCTAATGAAATAATTAGTAATTGTTTAGTTTCCTCTGACATTGGTTCAGAGTCTTTAGAGAATGCAAGAGCATCAGCGTTACTCATATCTTCTATTAACTCTTCTAATTTCTTTTGAATATCCTTTTCATCTTTTTCAGTGAGTTCCCAGTATTCCCTTTTTGTTCTTCCTATTAAGTAGTCTGTTGATACCTTGAAATAATCAGCTACTTTTTGGATTTTATCTATGCCAGGTGTCTGATTAGACCATTTTCTAATTTGACCATTAGATAATTGGATACGCCTTTCTAATTCTGCGATAGTTATTTTTTGTTCGTTGCATAATTTTTTTATTCTATCAACAATTGTCACGTTAACCACCCTTTTATATGCAAATGAACAAATATAAGTTATCCAAAAAGATATTTTTGTTGACTATTAGTTTATTGGATATTATACTATGTTCATAAGCTACTTATTTAGCTGCAAAAACACTACAAATAAACACCTTATATACTCACGTTCCCCAACGTTAAAAGGCTATTAGTGTAGGTATGTTTAGCTATGCCTAAATATTATCATATTGGATATTCTAGGTCAATGATTAGCTAAAAAAATAGCTAAAAAATAAAAAGGGGGTATTAACATGGATAAAACTTTCGGCAGAAAAGTGAAAATGTGGCTTTTTGTTAATGGGATGAGACAAGGAGAGTTAGCGAAAATGCTAAATATATCAAGTCCGTATCTGTCAGATATTTTGTTAGGAAAACGAGAAGGGAAAAAAGTAAAAGAAAAAATCAATAGGATTTTAGAAAGTGAGGAGATTTCCTAATGGCAGCGACGGTACAAGTCATTATTGATGATGGTTACCTGCAACAAGAAGTTTCTCGCCAAGTTAATGAACGTTTAGCCGATATGGGAATTGGCACTTGGTGGGATATGAAAAGACTTCAATACGAAACAAGTAGAAGTTATGACTGGTTAATGGAATATGTCGTTTGTGATCCTAGAGTACAAATATTTGCTAAGCAAAAGAATAATCGCTGGTTATTTAAAGCAAAGGAAATGAAAGAATTTCTTAATAAGTATTTTGATGAATTGTAGGGAGGGATGCGTTAATGAAAAACGGTAAAAAGCCAACCAAAAAGGAAAAGATTCATATTGAGTCATACAATTTAAATCCTGATAATTGGTTAATCTTCAAAAAGTTAAGTAGTGAATTACATTTAGTACATCGTTATACAAATGCAACGAAAGTAATTCCAAGTGCATAAATAGGGGGAAAATAATATGGATAAATTAACAGTAGCAAACGAATTACATATTTTAGGGAAGCGCAATATTGCAGGATGTGAATTCACTGGAATTGAGGGTGGTTTTGGTGAAGGTAAGAAAGCGATGTTAGTGAAAGAAATTGCTGAAATTCATGGGCAACCATTAAAACAAATCAATCGTCGCATTAATGAAAATTGCACTCGATTTAAAAAAGGCGTTGATATTATCGATTTAAAAAGTGGTGCTTTTAACGAACCACAATTATTAAATCTTGGTTTTTCAAATATGCAAATTGCAAAGGCGAATAGCATCTACCTTCTATCCGAACGAGGATACGCCAAACTATTAAAAATCCTTGAAGATGATACAGCATGGGAGTTATACGATCAGTTTGTGGACGGGTATTTCAATATGAGAGAGCAGAAACAAATTCCTACAGATCCAATGAGTATTTTAAAACTAACATTTGATGTGTTAGAAGGACAAAAACAAGAACTTCAGCACATCAAATCAGATGTCAAAGACTTACGCGAAAACGCACCATTATTTGCAGTAGAATGTGATGAAATATCTAATGCTGTTAAACGTCATGGTGTTACGCTGTTAGGCGGCAAACAATCGAATGCTTATCGAAATCGTGGGTTAAGAGTAAAAGTTTATCGTGATATTTACAACCAACTATATCGTGAGTTTGGAGTAACAAGCCATAAAGCAATTAAACGTTGTCATTTAAAGTTAGCATCAAAAATTGTTAAAGAATATAAATTACCAATTGTATTAAGTGAAGAAATTACTTTTGTAAATTCACAAATAAATATGGCGGAAGTTCAGTAGGGGGAGCAATCATGCAACAAAAGATTTTAGTAATTACTAGTAATTTCGCAGGTTTTCCAGGTATCAGTGAATTTCACTCAAAAGATGCTGCAAAAGAAGAAGTTAAAAAGTTGATTCAAAAAGGTGTAAGTCCCAAATCAATTCGTGTAACGCAAGAAATCCCTATGAATATCGATATTCAAGTGGATGTTGAATTTTAAGATGGAAGGCTTAGGTGAGAAAAATAATGGAAGTCATGATTGATTTAAATACATTTGCTGATGGAGCACTTGCTGAAAGATTTCATCAAGAGTTTGAGCGTGTAATGGAAAATATGGCGGATTTAAATACTGATCCAAAAAAAGCAAGAAAGATTGTTTTAACCCTTTCGTTTGCTGGTGATAAAAAGCGTGATGTGTGGAATTGTCAAGTTCAAGCCACTTCGAAACTAGCGCCAACAGAAGCGGTAGAATCTAAGATTCTATTAGATATGGATCAAAACGGAAATTTAGTTGGTCAAGAGCTAGCTTCCGGGATCCAGGGACAGTTTTATATGGATCTACAGGGTGATGTGAAAACAGATGTTGGACAACCTGTAGAAGAAGTAGAAGAAAAAGAACAAAATCAGGCTGCTGATAAACAAACAGTAGTAATCGATTATATGAAAAGTAAATCTAATTAAGAAAAGGGGAAATAAAAATGACTATGACAAGAGAAGCAATTGAAAAGGTATTAGAGATTGGAACGATTGAAACACATAAAATCGGGGAACAAACTTATTCAACACAAAGATTACATCTTGTGCAAGAACCGACACCAGCAGAGATTACTGTTCGTAGTTTATCTGGTTTAGTAGGTTACGTGAAATCAGAATTTGACACAACTGAACCTGTAATGATTCATATTGTAAACCCAACAACGGTAAGATGCTTTACTGCGGTTAATGGAGATAAGGCTAGAAGTACCTATATCGAAGCACAAGCGTCCATTCCACGTTTTAATTTTGGAAGTTTTTATGACAGAGAAGAATTTAATATTGCATTGCAATCAGGTTTTGTACAAAACAATCATCGAGACATCGTTTTACAGGTAGTAGGTACGGTTGTAGAAAATGATGTGAAGGAAATTGGAGATGATGGTGTATCACAAGCTGTAACGGTGAAAACAGGAGTTGCGAGTAGAGGGAATGCAAAAGTACCTAATCCAGTGCAATTAAGCCCATATCGAACATTTGTTGAAGTAGAACAACCAGAAAGTAAGTTTGTGTTTAGAATGCGTGAAGGTGCACGTTGTGGCTTGTTTGAAGCTGATGGTGGGGCTTGGAAGCTAGAAGCGATGAATAATATTAAAGAGTATTTAAAAGAAGCGTTAGCGCAAGAAGTGGAATCTAAAAAGGTGTTTATTTTAGCCTAATGGACATTATAACGGTAGAAAGCACAACGAATGTCTGTATCTTTGGATTAGGGATTGCCATACTTGCGTATGGAGTTTATAAAGGCGGTACTTTCATTGAACGAAAGTTTGATGAAAGTGATCGTTTAGAAAGGGAGCGTTTAAACAATGGGAACCGAAAACAGAGTACTTCCAGAACATTTGATGATGGCATCAGAATTAGAAAAAGAGCGTAAGGAATGCATACAGAACCGACAACTTTTATATAAACAAATGGAGCAAGCCAATAGAAACGGCGACAAAATTGCTTATGTTGAACTTCATGATTTATATCAAAAGCAAAATAGCAGAGATTTAGAAATATCAAAGGAGTTATCAGCTATGTACTTCAAGAAAATAAAAAATGATTCTTCTAAAGAAAGAAAAAAGGTTTTACAAGTAGCAGATCGTTTGGAAGAAGTGGGAGGAAGAAAAGAAGTTGTCGATAGTATTCGACGTAATTCATAAAAAAGAACCCGCTGCAACGGGTCCTATTAGAAAAAATATTACTTGATAAGTATAGCATTAAATATAGTTCTTGAGAATTTATGAGGTGGCTTTTATGGGAATTATCCGAGTGAAAAAAGACAGCAATTATTCTGTCATAAATAATACCGGTTTAAAAGATGAAAGATTGTCTTGGAAGGCAAAAGGGATTTTAGCTTATGCACTTACATTACCCGATAATTGGACTTTTCATATAAGTGAGTTATCTCAACACGCTAAGGATGGGGAAGACTCGTTACGTTCAGGGTTTAAAGAGTTAAAAGCGCTAGGATATATAAAGCGTTATCCTGTTCGTGATGAAAAGAGCAAGAAGATAACAAATTGGGAAACTGAAATTTATGAAACACCAGATACGGAGAAGCCACATGAGGAAGAGCCACTTATGGAAATTCCACATGTGGAAAAGCCACTTGTGGGAAACCTACATGTGGAAAATCCGACACTACTAAATACTAATATACTAAGTACTAATAAATTAAATACTAATATACAAAATACTAATTATTATCATGATGATAATAAAGAATCGAAACCACATGTATTAGTCGATGAAGAATTTAAAGTCAGTTATAACTTTTTAAAAGGTGAAGGAATTCCGTTAAGTGAAATTGCTATTACGGAATTAGGAGAGTTTTGTGATTCGTTTGGTAGCGAATTAATTAAACATGCTGCTCACAAAGCTATTGATGAAAATAAGCCAAAATGGAATTACATTAAGGCCATTTTGAAAAGCTGGGAAAAGCAAAAAGTAAAAACATTAGATGATGTTGCTGCATTAGATAGACGCTTTGAAATGAGTAAGAACAAGCGATTGAATGGTTTGGGACCAGGTCGTTCAAATAGAAAAGAAATTGTTCCAGATTGGTTACGTGAAGATGTTGAGCCAACTAAAAAAGAAATCGAAAAGCGAAACTCGCAATCTATTGATGAAGAGCGTGAGAGATTGCAAGAAGTGCTAAACAAATATAAATCATAGGAGCGATTTACATGTTAAATCCATTTGAAGATGTAATTGGTGAAGAGTGTTATGAATGCGAAAATCCTTTTCCTGAGTTTGATATGAGTAAAATATATATTTCTGGTTTGGAAAGAACTTTATGCAAACAGTGTAGAGAGCAGCTTGAACAGAGAGTAAAAGTGTTAGATTTTCGTGTCATTCATGATGTTCTAAAGGAATTGATAAAAGGATTTGGCCGCGAGAAAGTCCGTCAATTTGATTTAGTAACTGCAAAAAGGTACTCGATTGATAATGATGTAGTTCTAACGATTGAAAAACGTGGTGGCAAGTTCAATCAAGAGCCTTTAGGAGAATCTGTTTCCTTATCTACCGAAGAGTTAATTGTAGTCATCGAATTTTTAATGAGAAAAATGAATCCTAATCTATGGATGAATGCTGTGATAGGGAATGTGTTAGATCAACAAATAATTATTACGCTTTCACCGATAGAAGGTGAATCAAATGACTGAACAAATCACAATAGATCATGATTTTATTTACGAGCCACTCATAGATACATACATGGTGGATATTGTTACAGAATCAGGATTCAAATTAGAATTTTGTGAAGCTGAAACGAAAGAAGACGCGGCGTTAAAAATTCGTGAAAAGTATCGTAAGAATGATAGCTTTAAGATTCGTAGTATTGAAGTTTCGAATAGGTCGTTAAAAGAAATTCAAGAACTTAATTAACAATTGAATAGGAGAAGATATTTATGTGGAATCCATATGATTATTATATAACTCCAGAAGAATATGCCATCGCAGAACAGAATGGAATAAGACTGAAATCATTGGAGTATAGGGTAAGAAGAGGATGTTGGGATAAAGAAGAAGCAATCACAATACCTACTCAAAAAGAGCCGTCAGAATGGTCGAAAATTAAAAATATTAGTTTGAAGAATGGAATTAGTAGACAAACATTTTCCGCTAGGAGAAAAAGGGGATGGAGTTTAGCTGATGCTATAACAATCCCGCCACTTACTAAGGATGAAATAATAGCAAGAGCAAAAGAGAAGAATCCCCAAAAGGCACCTACTTTTACTGAAGAACAGGTGAAACGTGCTGAGGAGAATGGAATAAGTTATACAACTTTATATGATCGCGTGAAGAGATATAAATGGGATTTAGAAGAGGCGATTTCAACACCAATTTTATCAGCATCTGAGTGTGGAAGAAGGGGAAGAGAAAGATCTTATTGGTCCAAGATAGTCATACCTTCACGAGAAGAAATGATGAAGCGAAGAAAGTTAACTTATATAGCAAATTAGTTTGAATTCATAAATCTTTAATTAAGTCTAGTGGTAATAAGTCAAGAGTAAAACAAGACTGATTTTTTCTAGGTTCAATTTTTTTCAGCATACGGAAATAGACCCGACCAAAAATGAAATTTTTTCGGGCCGTTTCCAAGATTGCGTCAATAACAAAATGTTATTTTTCTATCACGCTCCTTGGTGGCGTGTAGAGTTGATGGTTACGTAGTAGCGTATCCACCAGACGCACAAATTTTCTTGCGGTTAAGACGATGGCTCTTTTGTGTTGATGTTTGGGTGTTTCTTTGTATTTCTTTTGATAAAACGTTTGATATTCAGGCAAATATCTTCTTACTGAATTGGCAGCCTCAACTAAGTAATAGCGAAGATAACGATTGCCTTGTTTGGTTAATGGTGTATTCTCAGACTGATAATTTCCTGATTGCTTGATTTTCCAACTTAATCCGGCATATTTAGCTAGTTTTGTTTGATCTTCAAAACGTTGAATTTGTCCAATTTCGGCAAGTAATCCAGCAGCGTAAACTTTGCCAATACCCGGAATACTTGTTAGACATTGATACTCTGGCAAGACAATGACGAGCTGTTCGATCGCTTTATCAAGGTCTTTAATGCTAGCTTCTAGTGCGCGAATTTCACGAGCGAGAACACTCAAAATAATATTGATAGATTCTTGAGCCAATTCACTTAAACGGTAAGACATTGTAATTGCTCGTTGAATCGTTTTCGCTAATCCTTCCGGATTTTTAAATCGGCCGTTTCCTTTTTCTTGAAGTAAGGAAGTGAAGTCTGTTAAAGGCATGCGTGCTAATTCATCTAATCCATAATCTTCTGTCATTAAGGCCAGTAAGGTTGCGCCAAATACAGAAGAATTTGTATCGCTATTTTTTAACTCGCGCGTGAGTGCGTTGCATTTGTAAGTTAAATTCTCGAGAAAATGTTGTTTCGTTTCTACCAGCTGCCCAATTAGTTGGTACCGTGTTCGAGTTAAACGTTGAAGCGCCATGTATTTTTCTTCTTTAATTGGAGAGGTAGTATACCGTTGGATTCTTAAAAAGTCAGCGATTCGCATCGCATCATTTTTATCGGTTTTATCTTCATCAAATATTCGGCTAAATTGTTTGATCCGAAAAGGATTTTCAATTGTAACAACGGTATTGATACGTTGTAGTTCTCGATCCTCGTTAAAAAATATTGCAGGGTGAAAGCTATACATGGAGGTAGACTCCATACCAATCACAATTTGAGAAAACGAGTAATTTTTTTGAAATGCCAAGATTTTTTGTTTGATTTGGGTGGCACCTTCTATGTCGTTACCAAGACTATCTTCTAGAAGAACGGTCAATTGATCATCGTCTGATAAAAAACAAACATCTAGTTTCTCAGAGCTGACATCTAAACCAACAAATAATTTCATTTGGAAGGACCTCCTTTCATTTATAATTTGGAAAATGCTTCGATACTGTGGGATTTCCCAGAAGCTCATTGTATAACCACAACCTCGCCTACAAGAATACAATGACAACTTTTCGGGGGCTACCTTTTGAACTACTATTCAAAAGCCCAATCCGCTATCGAAACAGCTAGTGTGTTGGTGGTGATAACAATGGCTCGGGTAACAGACTTATTGTCGTAGACACAGCTACAGGAGAGAGGAGCAAATTCCCGATGGATCCTTTCCATACATCCATTGTATCTGAGAAATTCAACAGTATCGAACCAAATTCCGTAAGGAACCTTTTGGTATATTTTAAGTTTTATATTAAGAATCTTTAAGAGTATAAAAGCTTATCTAAACTATATTTTACGAGGAGAGATAGGAAATGAATTTACAAATTGATGAAAAGAAAGTAACTGCTGGTCAATGGGTTGTATGCGAATTGAAGGATAACAAAGTTATTACACAAGTGAAACGAGTGATTAAAGATACATTTAACAACAAAGTAGAGTTATGGGGAACATGGGGATGTGAAGGAGCGATACATGGTGATTGGGGCTACAATCATGCAAATAAATGTAGATATGCAACAGTAGAAGAGATCAACAAAGAAAGTTTAAGACGTGTATTTGCTCAAAAGGGACGTAAGCCGAATGAGTATCGTTCTGGTGATATTGTAACTGATGATGTGTATGCATCTCGTGTTTTACACGTAATAGCCGATAGAGCGACTGTACAAATCATGAACTCGCATCAAATATATGAGGTTGCGATAGAGAATTTAGAAATTCTATTCTTTGCTGAAGATATGGCTGGTTAAATTATGGAATTTGTAGTTTCAATATTCTGTGTATTGGTGGTTATGATTGTCTTCAAATTGGTAGATAACGTTAACAAAAGAAAGCATTCAGATAAATAAGTTTCAAGAGTGGGAGAGAAATTACATGAAAAATAGATTTATTGATTTAACAGAACTATTTCAAATGCAAAGGGTTTTAGATAAAGATATCATAGCAAAACATAAAGAACACTATGCTCGCTATGACATGCTGTATAACAAGGTTTACGCGCTGAAAAATGAAGTGAATGAAGCCTGGAATGCAACAAATTCTTTTAAAATGTGGTCTACAAAATTTGAGCAACCTGACGATACATTTTTAGAAGAAATGGTTGATATTTTACACTTTTGGTTGTCGGTTGCTATGGACTTTAAAATTAAAAATCTTCTTCGAACAATTTATATTACAGAAACTAAAATTAACGGATTTAATAAAGCGTTCTTCCATATGGACAAGAACGTAAATCATCTTATTGGAAAAGCCGAATACAAGGACTCTATTGGTGCAAAAAGACCTTTAATAATGATGATGGATTTATTCTACAAAATTATTGAATTTGCAGGTTTTACATGGGATGACGTTGTGAGGGCGTATAAAGAAAAGAATCAAGAAAACTTTAATCGTCTTGCTAGTGGATATTAATGAAATAAGGAGGAACGCTATGTATTCTCTATTTGTTGGTTTTATAGCAGTAATGATTTTTATATCAGCGGCATGGGTCTTTGCAGGGAAATTAGGAGTTTTTGAGTGTATTGGAAACGTAGTATTAAAAATTAAAAACATGTTCAAGGAGGAAAAGTAAAATGAATACAAAGAAAATTGTAGGTGCAGCAGTATTAGGAGTAAGTCTTCTAACAGGTGGAATTTTAACAGCAATGAGCGTGAAGGTGATTGATCAGGGACATGCGGGTGTTGTTTATAACAGGAGTACAGGAATTGAAAAGGAAACCTTAGGACAAGGATGGCACTTAGTTTCACCATTTAAACGTGTAACAGCTTATCCTATTTCAACAGAAACGGTTAAAGTGGATAAGTTCAGCGTACAAACAAAAGATGGTAAGCCTTTAACAGTGAGTCTATCCTACGATTACATGAATGACGCAGAAAAGCTTCCTAAGATATATAACAAGTTCAAAGGACAAGCTCCAGATGTGATTGAGAACGGCTGGTTACAGACTCGACTTAAGAAAGCTACCTTAAACGTTTTCTCTAACTATTCAGTTTTAGAGGTCTTCCAACATCAAGGAGAAATTAATGGAGCAATCGAAAAAGAGTTTAGAAAAATGGTAGACACTACTGGATTCTTAGTAGATTCCGTTACGCTAGAAGCTCCTAAACCAGATGCGAATACAGCGAAAGCGATTCAAGGAGTAGTAGACGCTCAACAAAACCTTGAAAAAGCAGAGATTGAGAAGAAACAAGCTACAATCAATGCAGAGAAAGCTATTGAGGAAGCAAGAGGAAAAGCTGAGGCGAATGAGATTATTAAGAAGTCTTTAACTCCAGAAATTGTAGAAATCAAAAAAATTGAAAAATGGGATGGTAAGTTACCGCAAGTGAGTGGAGAAGCTAATCCATTAGTTCAAGTTAAGTAAATTATATTACCAGGGCTTTCTGAAATGAGAGAGTCCTGGAATGTTATCAAATTTGAATTCTGTACAGAAATGGAGTGTAGGAGATGGATGCATTTTGGTATGGCGCTAATGGATGTGAATTTATTGCATGGAAGGGTTCACATCAAATTTTTGTCTATCCTTGCGATGAATACCCAAATCCTCCAAGTGAAATTATACAATTTAGTGAAAGAATAGAAACAATAGATGATTTTAGAATGGCCTTGGATAAGGGGGGGAAATTGAAATGCTCATATGTAGATGCCGATATGTTCGAGAAAGATTTAGAGCGATTCAAATGATTTATAACGAAAGGGTTATTTTGGAGGGGAACGAAAGTGAAGAAATGCAATTATGTTGGATGTAAAAATGATGCAACAACTAAAGGTTTTATATTTGCTAGAGACCCACAAGGCAAGAAACATCTTCCTACAGATGTTTATGCTTGTGATAGACATAAAAAGTCTTGCAGTTTTTTTGAATATAAAACTGCAAAAATAGATTAAACAAAATTCTTATTCAAAAGAGTTCAGCCCCTAACGGTGCGCGTCTAGGGGCTGTGATTAACGAACTCTCATGAAAATTATATGAGATTGATGAAGAAATATGAAAATCAATCTCTCGTATTATAGCACCAAGTTACTTGGTTTTTCAACTTAATATTTGAATTTTATAATGAAAGAGGTTTGCAAAAATGGCATACAGTGGAGATCATGGAGCTGCGTTTGAAACTTTGATTAATTTTTCAAACGAAATGTACAAACGAAAAAACATCGCATTAATCACAAAGAGAGCAACACCTGTAGTTGTTACAAAGTTATTTAAAGATGGACGAATTAAAGAAGGATATTTTGAAAAGAAATCAACAGTTGATTATGACGGTATATACAAAGGTAGAATGATAGCATTTGAAGCAAAAGCAACGACTAATAAAACAAGTTTCGCTTTAAAGAATATATCACCACATCAAATTGAATATTTAGAGCAGGCTGAAAAGCTAGGGGCAATTTGTTTCTTCTTAATTGAATTTAGTATAGAACACTCGGTTTTCTTAGTTCCCTTTGAAGTAATTAAAGAGTATATTCATGATGCAAAATTAGGTGGGAGAAAATCAATTCCGCGCTCTGTATTTGATAATAGAACTTATTTAGTAAGGTCAACCGATAGAGCGTTAGTGGATTATCTGCACCATGTAGATAAGTTGGAGTGGTCTGTAATATGAATAAAAAAGAAGCTCGTATTCAAATTTTAGATTTACAAGAGCAACACTGCGTGGGGTGCGCTTATAGATATAGTAGGGATGTAGCGCATTGTTGGACAGAGTGCGAAGCGGGGATAAAAATTAATGAATTAGGGGTTCTATTAGGTGGTCGTATTGGTACTGAACAGAAGAAACCAAGAACAACTAAAGAATGGAATAGAATATGTAAGAATGCAGTAACGCTTAGTAAACAAGGACTAACATATGTTGAAATCGCAAAAAAATATAGTGTTACTACAGGTAACTTACATATACAAATGAAAAAGAGAGAATTAAAATAAATAATTTCACATACCGAAATAAGTATTAAAAATAAAAAGAAAATAGTCCACATTCAAGGACGTTGATTAACTGTAAGAAAGAATATTTCTTACAACTAATCAGCGTCCTTTTTTTATTCTAAGGAGGACAAACTGCATGATAGACTTAATCAAACAATACAAAGAGACGTTGAATCAATTATTAGTTGCAAAAGAAAAAGCAAATGCCCAAGAAAATGAAAGAGATAAGAAAATTATAAATGGAATGATAAGTGATATTGAAGACTCTCTAAAGTGGATGCGTACAGGAAAAGAACCGGGATTAAAACGGGGGATCGAAAGGAGAGCTTCTTATCAAAGAGAAGTAAAAGTAAATCCATTGTTAATACAACGATATTTAAGAAGTAAGGAAACAGAGTATGAATGGGATAAAGAACAAAAAGAGAATGCAATTACAACCTGGGAAAAGGTACAGTTAGATGATGCTCTATCTACCTTGACCAAAACAGAAAAGGAAATATTTGTAATGTATAAGGCAGGGATGTTTACGCAGGAAGAAATTGCTGAAATGAGAGGTGTTACAAGGTCTACAGTTCAGCAGAATTTGCGTAGAGCGGATAAAAAAATTGCACAACAAGTAAATGGAAGTCTCTTCTGTATGAATTGAAGGAGCTTTTTTAAAAACGATTAAATTTGTCATCATAATGCCACCTATATATGAAAGCCGAAACCAGTTTCTATGATAAATGATTGAATGAGCGTTGTTTTTTACCTTAGCGGTTCAATTGGCAACCATTAGAAAGAAATCCGTTTGTATAAGATGTTACGAACCTTATGCAAATAAAATGTTCTTGATTTCTTAATTCGTAATTAGAATTATTAGATTATTAGTCTAAACGGTCTAGGAGAGCTTTTGCTCTTCTTCCAATTACTTAATTATACTGTAGATAAATAAAATTAAGTAATTGGAAGAAGAATAAAATTTTACCTCTCTAATATACTTTAACAAGGGACAAGCAGTGGTAAAGCTTGTATTGGAGTGTTTTTATTGTATGAGAAAAATAACTTATGAGGTGATTTAGCATGAATGAAATTTGTATTAGCGATAAAGTAGAAGTTATTTCTAGATTTAATCCAGACTTATATGAAAAGGTTGGAACAGTATTACAAACAAAACTGGGTCCACATGGCAAAGAAGTCAGAGTTGAATTTAGTGATGGATATGCAACTTGGATTGATATTGAAGATTTATCTATTATTTCAGAAAAATAGTACTTTCGAATATGTAAATTTGTTATAATGTATTTGTGACAAATTTATACATTGGAGGTATGTCTATTGGATTTTAGAGTGTATCAAGTAATTTACCCAGATGATTTAGTACAACACGGCCAAGCTTTATTTGAATTTCTTAGGGGAATGGCAAAGCAACCAGGAGAGCATAGGTTTGACTATTGCATTACCAACGATATTGATTATTCTAATGATATAATTACATTTTGCTTAAGCGAAGAATATCAATCGAATATCAGTTCTGTAGATGATGATAAAAATACATATGTGCCAGAGGTATCACCATATTTGAGTACATGTGTAGCGTTAGATTTACAAGAAAAACGTCTTTTAGTTCAACATAGGGATTATCCACCTGACAATTTGTCAAAGGATACTAATATGACAAGATTATCTTTAATGTTAAATCAAGCTTTTGAAGCTGTTTGTAATGCTATTTTTAACTACTTAGATACGACAAGAGAAGCAGATGATGAAGATTTTGCACATATTTTTAGGCATTATCGAATTACGATGCTAAGAGTTAGATTATATGAAACAGGAAGATATATCTCAGAGGAAGCACAAGTATTTGAAGACGAAATTACAAATGAACATTGGAAGCGTGGATGGGCAGAAGATGGTAGTAGTATGCATGAAGTTATTCTTAAGGCGCCTGGACGTGGTGGAGAAGGTGACTTAAGAGAATCTCCTCTAGCTAAAAGTTTGATTAATTTAGTAAGAAAAGATGTAATGGAAATCAATTACTGGGATGACGATGGTGTTTCAGAATCGTTATCACGTAATGATTTCAGAAGATTTAGTATAGCAGGAATTAATATTCATACATTAATTATTACTGCAATTCAAACTATTTCAAACGAAGTATACAATAGACGCGGAGAAATTCGTCGCTTTATTGCAACAAGAGACTTTGAATAAAACAAAAGCATTCCTTATGGAGTGCTTTTTATTATATAAAAAAGAGGACGCTCATATGGCGCCCTTTATGGTGTATTAGTTTTATCATTATATCCAAGATGTTCTTTTAAGGCTTCTGTTAATAATTTGGATTGATTTATATTCTTTTTTACAGCTTCTTCATCAAGCCATTGTGGAATAGTTAATGTTTTCTTTTTTAGTTTTACATTATCTTTGTTTCTATATGGTGGCATTCTAACATCTATTAATAAAATATGCTCATTACTATTTTCATTTATTATATCTGTTATCCGAGAAGGTGAAGGGATTGGATCGTTATCTTCCTCCATTATTGATAAGAAACCACCTAATACATCTCTAGCCATTATTAAAGCTTCTTCTTGATTCTTACCGCTTGTCATGCAACCAGGTAAATCAGGAAAAGTTACAAGTACACTATCATCAATATTAAAGTGAAATCTAGCGGGAAATGCATAATAGTCTTTAGTCATAGTTATTCTCCTTTATAAGTTTTCTTTTAATTGGTTTGGTGTATAATATGTTTAAGTTCAAATTTGAAACGAGAGGGCTATTTCAGCCCTGCTTGTTTCAAGATAGCTTGCGTTAATCCAACGCCTAAATCTTTACGGGGATGTGGGACGGGAATCTTAATCCCTGTAACTGGATGTTTGTAGTAGTGGTGGCTACCACGAACGCTATGTAATTCAAATCCAGATTTCATTAGGCGTTTGATTATCGCTTTTGAACTTTCGCTTTTCAAATTATCACCTCCTTATCTATAATTAATTATAACACGTATAGTGACACGTGTAAATGGAAAGTTAGCAATTACTGTAGTTTTTTGTACATTTTTATAAATAAATATGAACATATCAAGCATCCATAATTGGGTGCTTTTTGTTTTGGAGAAAATTAAGAAAGGAATGAGGATAATTGGACAATGTTTTAAAGGGTAAGATAGCTGTGCTTGGACTGGTACCCATCGATAAGAAAGCATATATCAAATACCTTAAACCTCTTGAAAAAGCGCATAAAAAAGCTGGGATAGATGTTAAGTATTACAAGCTGTATGGCGGGAAACCTATGTTTTATTCCGTGGAATACCTGGAACAAACATCAATAAAAGTATTACTAGAAAGAGACAGATGGAGAAAGGATTTAAGTGTAAGGGGTGAGGATATATGCAATTAACTAAACTTGAGAAAGCAATTGCGATTAGTACGCTTATACATTCGGTTGGGATAGATGATATTGAAGAGTATGTAGATGTAGAGAAGTTGCCAACCTTAATTGAAGTAATAGAGGGATTTCATAACAATCTAACACCAGCAGTAAAGAGAGAAGCCGATATAAGTTTAATGAACAAACTAATAGACAATCTATTAAGAAGTAAAAGGGTACAAAAGATTGTACAGTTTAGATGTAAAGCATGTGGATATACGGAACAGTATAGTGAACGAATAGCAAAATCAAAGGATGGATTACGCTGTAAGTGGTGTGCAGATGGTGGTGTAATGTGTAATGAAGGAATACAAAACCAAACAACAGAAGCGTAAGTTCTATGACAGTGGTGAGTGGAAGAGTATACGAGAACAAGTAAAGAAGAGAGACAACTATGAATGCCAGGAATGTAAACGCAATGGTCGCGTTCAAACAGATACCAATGAGTACAGTGAGAGTGCCAGGCGTAAGAAGATTCAACTCGTTGTCCATCATATAAAAGAACTGGAACATCATCCGGAACTTGCATTAGAAATAGATAATCTCGAAACAGTCTGTGTGGATTGCCATAATAAAGAACACGGTAGAATATTTGAAAAGAAAATCAACAAATGGGAACATGATGAAAAGTGGTAAAAATGATTTGATAATACCCCCCCTTAAAATATTTCATCAAAAATTGCTCTAAGGGGCACCGGAGGAGGGGGTTAACTGTCAGGTTTTTTTCGAAAATACGCGCGTAAGGGGGGGTGGGTAGATGGCTGTTAGTATTATAAAGTTAAAGGAACAGTTAATGAATAGTATTGATACGACAGATTTAGTTGAAGTTGAAAAGGTGGAACGCTATATTGACCTAGTTAAAGCATTTCGAAAAATTAATAAAACGATAACTAAAGAAGGGGAATCCGTAACAATTAAAAATGGAACCCAAGTTTTTGTTAAGGCCCACCCTCTTATAAGTGAGAGGAATAAAATTAACAGTTCTTTAATTGCGTTAGGGAGAGATATAAAGTTTGTTGTTAAGAATACTATCCCTGATACAGGATATAACAAAAGTGATCTTACATGATTAAGCAAAAATATGTAGAAGAATATATTGAACTTTATCGAAGTGGGAAAGTGAAGTTCAATAAAGAAAGAGAACTGTTAATTGGATATCTAGAAAAATACGTTTTAAATAGAGACGATTTGTATTTTGATGATGAAATGATTGAGGATTGTATTAACTTCGGTGAGAAGTGGTATTTTCCGATGCAACCATTTCAAAAATTCTTAATAGCATTCGTCTTTTTGTTTTATAAGAAAAATGGACGTGTATTTTATCGTAAATTCCTATGGATGTTAGGGCGTGGTGGCGGTAAAAATGGTCTGATTTCTGTTATTATTCATTTTTTAATTAGTGAATTACATGGCATTCCAGAGTATAACATTTCAGTTGTTGCGAATAGTGAAGAACAGGCGAAAACAAGCCCTGATGAAGTTCATAAATGTGTGAAGAAGAATGAGGTCTTGAAAAGAGCCTTTAAAACAACGTTAACTCAAACGGTTTCAAAGGCTACTGAAAGTGTACTGAAGTTTAGGACTTCAAACGGTGATACAAAAGATGGTTTGCGTGATGGTGCGGTTGTATTTGATGAAATACACCAATACGAAAGTAATAAAGATGTCCGCGTTCATATCAGTGGTTTAGGGAAAAAGAAAAACCCACGTGAATTTTACATTGGTACAGATGGATATGTTCGTGACGGTTTCTTAGATAAGCAAAAAGAAAAGGCAATGAAGGTATTGAACGGTGAAGCACGTCCGAATGCTGTCTTTCCTTTTATCTGTAAATTGAATGATGAAACTGAAGTGGATGATATTGATAATTGGGAACTTGCTAATCCTATGTTATCTAAACCATTGAGCGAATATGCTGAGGGGTTACTTGAAACTATAAAAGAAGAATATGAAGATTTAGAAGATGACCCAAGTAATAGAGAAGAGTTCATGACAAAACGAATGAATTTACCTGTTACAGATTTAGAAAGGTCAGTTGCAAAATGGGAAGAGATTGCAGCAACTAATCGTGAATTGCCAGATTTACGAGGTCATGAATGTATTGGTGCGCTTGATTATGCAAGTATTCGTGATTTCGCATCATGTGGATTACTTTTTAGAAGTAAGGGGGATTATTTATGGAAATCTCATTCGTATGCTAGAAAGGAATTCGTTGATAAATATTATAGTTATTCGAAAAAACAGGATGCTGAAATAGCTGGTAAGAAGAAGTTTGCACCAATTCGAGAATGGGAAGAGCAAGATCTTCTGACAGTTGTGGAAGGCGAAACAATTGATCCAAATACTATCGTTGCTTGGTTTGTTGAAATGCGAAACTATTATGATGTCAAAAAAATCATAATGGATAATTATCGTGCAGATTTATTAAGAACACTTTTTGAGGACGCTGGATTTGAAGTTGAAGTAATTAGAAATCCGAGAGCTATTCATGGTTTGCTTGCTCCTAGAATTGAAGTTGCATTCGCACATCGTCAAATTGTATTTGGTGATAATCCGTTAATGCGTTGGTATACCAATAATGTACTCGTTGTTATTAAAAAAGATGGAAATAAAATGTATGAGAAGAAAGAACCAGTTCGTAGAAAAACAGATGGATTCCAGGCGTTTGTACATGCTATGTATCGAGCGGATGAGGTAAGAGAAACAGATGTTGGCGCAGCGCTAGACTTGCTAAATGCATTAAACTTTTAAGAAAGGGGTGAGGAGGAAATATGAGTTGGTTGTCGGATGTACTTGGTAAAAATAAAGAGATTAATACAATGCTAAATGATTTTGATTTCTTTGGTATTGAAACGAATCAAAGAGCGTATTTAAAAAAAGTAGCTTTAGAAACTTGTATTAATTTTATTGCTCGAACCGTTTCGCTGTCTGAATTTCGGATGATGAAAAAGGATATACGTCAATATAATGATTGGCATTACTTATTGAATATTAGACCGAATACAGACCAAAGTGCCGCTGACTTTTGGCAAGATTTTGTGTACAAATTGATACTTGATAATGAAGTGTTGGCAATTCTTACAGATCAAAATGATTTACTCATTGCTGATCATTTTGACCGTGTTGAATATGCAGTATACCCTGATGTATTTAAAAATGTAACCGTAAAGGATTACACGTTTCAAAGGTCATTTCAAATGGACGAGGTTATCTACATTACTTATAACAATGAAGAATTGACAAAATTCATGAGTGGAATATTTAAAGATTACACTCAACTTTTTAGTCGTATGATTGAGACAAATATGTTTTCTAATCAAATACGTGCAACCGCTGAGATGGAATCTGCACAGAATTTGGAAGGGGAAAACCTTACTAAATTACAAAGCTTTATGGATAAATTGTTTGGGGCGTTTCGGAAAAATGCTTTTGCAATTGTTCCAAAGATAAAGGGTTTTAATTATACGGAAATTGCCGATGGTTCAAATAATGGAAGGTCTGTAGAGGAACTATCTAAATTAAAAAAAGATTTAATAGATCATGTGGCTAATATTTTAGGTATTCCTACGGCATTAGTTCGTGGCGATATGGGAGATTACGAAACATCAATTAAAGCGTATATAAAGTTTTGTATTAGTCCTCTGATTAAAAAGATTGAAGATGAATTAAATGCGAAATTAATTGAAAAAAAGAATTTCCTATCAGGAGAAAAAATTGAAGTAACAGGCGTGAAAGAGAAAGATATTATAGATCATGCTGAGGCTGTTGATAAATTAGTAGCCAGTGGTGCATTTACTAGAAATGAGGTGAGGAAGTTGTTTGGTGCTGAACGCTCTAATAATCCAGAACTAGACGAATTTGTAATTACGAAGAATTATCAATCTGCAAATTCAATTGAAGGAGGTGATAAGAATGAAAAATAAAATACAACATATTCCTTATCAGTTTTCTAATGCAGTTAATCCAGAAAATGATGAGCACGAAATGGTGTTATCAGGTTATATCGGTAGTAGCAGTTGGTGGTACGATGCTATTAGTGCTGAAAGTGTAAGAAGCGCTTTGAAAGAAGTTAGAGCATCTACAGTTAAAATTAAACTAAACAGTGGTGGTGGCGATGCTGATCAAGGTGTTGAGATTTATAATTACTTAAAGGACTTAGATAAAAAAGTCATTGTGGAAGTTACATCACTAGCAGCTTCTGCTGCATCGATTATTGCAATGGCTGCTGACGAGATTGTTATGCGCACAGGCTCACGAATGATGATTCATGAAGCGTCAACAATAGCTTATGGGAACAAGCAGGATATTCAAAAAACATTGAATGCACTCGAAGCGTATGATGAGTCGATAGTTTCAATTTATCAGCAAAAAACAGGTAAAAGTCGTGAAGAGATTACAGATTTATTAGAAGCTGAAACGTGGTTTACTGCTGAACAAGCAGTACAAGAAGGTTTTGCTGACAAAGTAGAATTTGATAATCGAGAAAGTGATAGTGGTATTACTGATGAACAGTTGGAACAGATTATTAATAGGGTAACGAATAACTTACAACAAAATATGAATTTATCAAATAAACCTAATCCAGAACCACCACATTTACAAGTGGAGGGCAATCAAAAACGGAAAAGGTTTTTTTAATTCTCAAAAATTAGGAGGAAACAATTATGGTTATGAAAATTAAAGGTACAATGGAAAACTTTGAAGCGAAAAAACAAGCATATATGAATCTGGTGAAAGCGGAAGATGCAAAAATGGAAGATTTATCTGCTGCATTTGATGATATGTTTGATACTCTTGTAACGGATTTATCAGAAAAGATTTCAGCGCAAGCACGTATCGAAGCGCAAGACGCTCAAATTTTGACGTCACGTGGACAAAACGTTTTAACGTCTGAAGAACGTAAATTCTTTAATGCAGTTGTACAAGATGGGGGATTTAAGGATGATTCAATTCTTCCATATACTACACAAGAACGTGTATTTGAAGATTTAGTAACTGAACATCCATTACTTGAAGCAATTGGAATGCAAGATTTAGGAGCAGTGACGAAGTTTATTTATTCTGACGCAACAAAAGCGTATGCATGGGGAGAATTATTCGGTGATATTAGAGGGCAAATAAATGCAGCCTTTAGAGAAGAACAAATTGGACAACTTAAATTAACTGCATTTAGTGCTATTCCAAATGACATGCTTGAATTAGGGCCAGTATGGGTAGAGCGTTACGTTCGAACATTATTAGTAGAAAGTTATTCTGTTGGTTTAGAGTTTGGTTTTGTAAATGGTGGCGGATCAGTAGCGCATCAACCTGTAGGTTTAATGAAAGATGTAAATGCAACTACAGGTGCAGTTACTGATAAAAAATCATCCGGCACACTAACATTTGCTCCTTCTGAAAATGGTGAAGTAATTGCTGGTGAGCTTTATGAAGTAGTAAAAGCTTTATCTGTTGATGGGAAAGGAAAATCCCGTAAAGTGTTAAATAAAATTGTGATGGTTGTCAATCCTGTAGATGTAATTGGTGTACAAGCACGTAACACAATTCAAACTGCTAATGGCCAATGGGTAATGGCATTACCTTATAACATTCAAACTGTTGAATCTGAAGAAGTTCCAGTTGGAAAAGCGTTATTCTTTGTAAAAGGACAATATATCGCAGCAATAGCAGGTGGATACAAACTTAAAAAGTTTGATCAAACATTAGCGATTGAAGATGCTACGCTTTATACAATCAAACAGTTTGCTAATGGTAAACCAAAAGATAATAAAGCCGCTCTTGTTTATGATTTGAAAATTTCTTTTACACCACCAACTCCACCAGCAACTAAATAAGGAATGATGTGAATGGATAAGGTAATTTCAAATGAAATATTACAGCAATTCAAAGATAGGATGCGATTAGGTGATGATGAAGATGCAAACCTAAGACGCATCCTATTTGCATCCAATAAAGATTTAACTAGGGTTTGTGGTAATTATGATCTTAATATTGACGAGGTGTTCAAGGAATTAGTCTTTGAACGCTCTCGTTATGTTTATAACGATGCCTTAGAGTATTTTGATAAGAATTTTTTAAGCCAGATTAATAGTTTAAGCATTGGAAAAGCTTTAGAAGAAATTAAGTTGGACGGTGATTAATATGCGTCCTTTTCAGTATAAAAAACCGCTGAATACAGGTGATTTCAGGAATCGAATTAGCATTGAGCAACCTGTAGTAATAAAAGATGAATTAAATCAAGTAATCGAAACATCTTGGCAAGAATTAAAAAAAGCCTGGTCAATGATAAAAACGGTGAAAGGTTCCGAGTACTTTGAAGCTTCAGCTTCACAAGCTACAAGGGTTTATCGTTTTGTGATTCCTTATACTTCTGATATTACAGAAGAAATGCGAATCAATATGAAAGGCCGTATCTTTGATATTATCGAACCGCCAATGAATGATGATGAAATGTATCAAACATTGACTATTATCGCAAAGGAGCATGTTTAATATGAACGATTTTGCGGGAGAGCTTGCTAGAGAATTACAAAGATATGCAAATGTTGTGGAAGAAGAATTACTGACAGCGCAAGAAGATGTAGCTGATATCGCTGTAGATAAGTTAAGACAAAATAGTCCTAAAAAAACAGGTGGTTATCGAAAAGGCTGGCGTAAGAAAAAAGTTGATAAAGCTGTTGTTATTCATAATACAAAAGGGCAATTGACGCATCTTTTAGAAAATGGTCATGCGAAAGCTGATGGTGGACGAGTACCAGAGAAAGTACATATTCGTCCAGTTGAAGAGTATGTAATTGATGAATTGCCAAAACGTATTGAAAGGGCAATTGAATCATGACAGTAACATTAGGAGAATTTATAAAAATTCTTGAAGCTACAGGTTATCCTGTGGCTTATTCGCATTTCACAGCAACACCTGTTAATCCAGTTCCGGAGCCGCCTTATATCTGTTTTCTTGTGGATGGTTCAGCAAATTTAATGGCTGATAACAAGGTCTATCACAAGACAAATGATGTAAATATTGAACTTTATACCATAAAAAAGGACTTGGTTGCAGAAGCCAAGTTGGAAAAGGTCCTAGACGATCATGAAATACCTTATGACTCGTATGGGATTTTTATTGAATCAGAGAAATTATTTCAAAAAACATATGAAACGAGGTTGTTGTAAATGAATGAAAACAAGGTAACATTCGGTTTGAAAAATGTACATTACGTGCCATTTGATAGTAAAGATTTCTTAGTTACATTTGGGACACCAATTCCATTACCTGGTGGAGTTGAACTAACATTTGAGCCGCGCGGTGATTTAATTGAATTCTATGCAGATGACATGCTTTATTACGCGGCAAGTAATAATCAGGGTTACGATGGAACATTAAGTATTGCTACTATCCCAGAAAAATTTGCTATTGATGCACTCGGTGAAGAATTAGACGAAACGGATGGTGTATTAAATGAATTAGCTGATGCAAAAGGAAAACCATTCGCTTTATTATTTGAGTTTGATGGTGACGTGAATGCAACTCGACATGTTATGTATAACTGTTCAGCAAGTCGTCCAACACTTGCATCTAAAACAAAAACAAGTTCGGCTGAACCAAATACAAATGAACTGAAGTTTGTTTCTAGCCCAATTGTTTTAGTACCTGGTGGAAGACCAATGGTTAAAACGAAAACGACTGCTAAAACAACACAAGCAATTTATAACGACTGGTACAAAAAAGTATATGTAAAAACACCAGCAGCACCAAAAGGAGCGTAATAGTAAATGGAAAAGACAATTACAATAGACGGAAAACAAGTCCGATTAAAAAGTACAGCAGCTACTGTTAAACGATATAAAGCGCAATTCAGACGTGATTTATTTGCTGATATGTTTAAGTTAGGGATTTTGTCTCCTTCAAATCCTCAAGAGGGTTCACTAGCCACTATTGATTTAGCAAATGCAGATTTAAGTAAGCTAGATTTTGAAGTTGTATATGATTTAGTTTGGTTATATGCGAAAACAGCAAATCCAGAAATTGATGATCCAATTACATGGTTAGACGGTTTTGATGAATTCCCTATCTCAGAGATTATTCCAGAAATTATGGATATGATTCAAAGTACGATGGGCGCAAAAAAAAAATAAAGAAAAGTAAAGGAGAGCAAGGGACGTTCAGTGATGAAGAATTAACCACTGATACGTTCCTTGCTCTTTGTTATAAAGCGAAATTAACGCATTGGGATTTGGAAGTCATGACAATTGGAGATTGTTTTGATTATATTGCTGAATTCGCTGAAATGGAGAATCCGGACAAAGAAAAAGTCAGAAAAGCAAACCAAAAAGACTTTGATTCATTTTAAGAAAGGGGTGAAAGAATGGCTGGAGGAAAAATCAAAGGGATTACGATTGAAATTGGTGGGAATACGCAGCCGTTACAAAACGCTTTAAAAGATGTAAATAAACAGAGTGATAATTTAGCGACCGAACTGAAAGAGGTAGAGCGCCTTTTAAAATTTAATCCTGGTAATGTGGAAGCATTAGCCCAAAAACAACAGTTGCTTACACAACAAATTGAAAACACTACACAAAAGCTCGATAAATTAAAAGAAGCGGAGCAGCAGGTTCAAGCGCAATTCCAAAACGGAAAGATATCGGAAGAACAATATCGTGCGTTTAGACGTGAAATTGAATTTACACAAGGGTCACTTGATGGTTTGAAAAATAAGCTTGGTAATATGAAAGCTGAACAAGAAAATGTGGCAAGTTCAACAAGACAATTAGAAACGTTGTTTAGTGCTACAGGAAAAAGCGTGGATGATTTTGCAGGCGCATTAGGTAATCGTCTTGTAAATGCAATTAAAAGTGGATCGGCTACAAGTCGACAGTTAGAACAAGCAATTGGTCTTATTGGTCGTGAAGCTTTAGGAACTGAAGCTGATATTGAAAAGTTACAACGTGCGCTACGATCTGTGGATGCTGGGAATTCAATTCAGCAAGTACGAAATGAACTGAGAGATTTACAACAAGAAGCTGGGAGAACTGAGAAAAAGTTTGAGGGACTCAAAGTAGGACTCGAAAACGTCATTGGTGGAATGGCAGCTGGTGGCGGAATCGCAACAGCAGTTGAAAAAGCAATGGATATGTCAAAATTGAAAACTAAGATTGATATCACTTTTGATGTTCCGGAGTCTTCGAAAAAATCAGTGGAAGAAGCGATTAGGGGCGTTAGCACTTATGGTATTGACGCTGAAGAAGCATTAGAAGGTGTTCGCAGACAATGGGCATTAAATAAGGATGCTTCTGATGAAACAAATGCCGCTGTGGTTAAAGGGGCAGCGACTATTGCAGCATCCTATGCTGGAATTGATTTTAATGAACTTATACAAGAAACCAATGAGATTGGTGCAACGTTAGGCATTACTAACGAGGAAGCATTGGGATTAGTTAATACATTATTAAAAACAGGATTTCCACCAGAACAATTAGATATTATCGCAGAATATGGGGATCAGATGATTCAAGCTGGGTTTTCGGCTAAAGAAGTCCAAGGAATCATGTCAGCAGGAGTAGATACTAAAAGTTGGAATATCGATAACCTATTGGATAAATGATTGTCCCTATGAGTGGCGACATTCATAGAAAACTCCTTTAATTCAGTGGAACTCTCAAAAGAGACAATACTGAGCGAAGCCTTTAACAAAGGAACGTGCAACGACTAGCTGAAAAGCGTAGGGTGTAAGCTGATGACACCCGAAATAGGGAGCATCTTATATAAAAGATGATGATATAGTCTGGCCTGTATAGTGATGTACAGAAGTTCATAAGAGAACTGGCAGGATGTTGCGAATCCTGTTGAACATATCGGGTGTAAAAGAAGGTCGTATTAAAATGGCCGAATTTGGTGCGGGTGTAGATAAATCTATGCAAGAGGTTTTAGATAAAACAAAAATCTCGGCGGATCAGTTTGAAAAATGGGGTCAGGCAATTGCTGGCGGTGGTGAAAATGGACAAAAGGCTATGCTTGAAGCAACTAAGGCTTTAGCAGGTGTTGAAAATGCAACAGACAGAAATGCACTTGGCACGAAGATGTTCGGTACTCTTTGGGAAGACCAAGGAAAGAAAATCATCGACACCATTTTGAAAGCAGAAGGCAAACAAGTTGATTTGAAAAAAGGAGTAGAGGATTTACATGGCGCTACTTCTAAAATAGATGCATCTCCAGCGGTTAAATTTCAACAAGCAATGCAAGATTTACAAGTTGCGCTTCAGCCTGTTCTTGCAGTTATAGCAGATATTGTCTCTAAATTCGCTGAATGGATTTCTAATAATCCTGAATTAGCAGCAACGTTAACAGCGATTGCTGTTGCTATTGGTGTAATTGCAGGAGCATTCATGGCTTTAGCACCAATAGTTGCTGTTATAACAAGTATAGGATGGGCGATGACAGGGTTGGTTGCTATTATTCCGATAATAGTAGCACTTGTTGTCGCTCTAGGTGTTGCCATTTATAAAAATTGGGATGACATCAAACAATGGACCATTGATGCCTGGAATGCAATTGGAGAATTCTTAGTAGGCATATGGGATGGGATTGTGCAATGGGCCAGTGAAACGTGGAATAGCATTAGTGAATCTACATCGGAAGTTTGGAACTCGATTAAAGAATACTTATTAGAGGTATGGAATGGTATAGTTGAGTCCTTATCTGAAATATGGAATTCTATTGTTGAAACGACCACAGAAATATGGAATTCCATTGTGGAGTATTTGACTGGAATTTGGGATGGAGTAGTTGAAACATTATCGGAAGTTTGGAATGGCATCAGTCAAACTACTTCTGAAGTGTGGACAGCGATTAGTGAGTTTTTCATTAACACTTGGAATGGACTAGTTGCCTTTCTAACTCCTATTTTACAAGGAATTGCTGATTTCTTCTCTATGATTTGGAACGGTATTTCCACAGTGATTCAAACTGTATGGGGTTTTATTGCTCAATACTTACAAGCAATCTGGACAGCTATTTTATATTTCGCCACTCCAATTTTCGAATCTATACGAGAGTTTTTAGCTTCGGTATGGGAATCTATTAAAGAAAAAGCTACAGCGGTTTGGGATGCACTTACAAATTTCTTAACGACTTGTTGGAATGGAATCGTTTCAATTGCGACAACTGTATTTGAGTGGATTAAAAATACAGTTACAACCGTTTGGGATACAATCAGTTCAGCAACAATGACTGTCTGGAATGCTGTTAAGAATTTCTTACAATCTTGCTGGAACGGGTTAGTAGCTTTTGTAACGCCGATATTCACTTCAATAAAAGATTGGATTGTGAATACATGGAACACAATTAGTTCCACAACAAGTGCAGTATGGAATACGATTAAAAGCTATCTATCTAGCTTATGGAACGCAATTGTTTCCACAGCGAGTTCTGTATTCAATAGCATTAAAGAAGCCATTTCAACGGTTTGGAACATGATTAGTAGCACAAGCAGTAGTGTTTGGAATGGTATTAAATCTACACTTTCAAACATTTGGGAAGGCATCAAGTCAACAGCATCTTCTGTCTGGAATGGATTAAAAGAAGCAATTATGACTCCTGTTCGTTGGGTTACTAATGCGGTTAGTGGGGCATTTGAAGGCATGAAATCAGCAGTATTAGGCGTATGGGATGGTATTAAAAGTGGTATTCGTACAGCTATCAATGGAATTATTCGTATCATAAATAAATTTATAGATGGCTTTAATACACCAGCGGAATTACTAAACAATATACCAGGAGTTAGCGCTCCGACTATTCCACATGTACCAATGCTTGCTAAAGGTGGAAAGCCTGTCGGTGATGGTTCTTTCATAACTGGTGAAGCTGGTCCAGAGCTCTTCACTAAGAGAGGGAATTCAATTACAGTTACGCCGTTATCTTCAAAAGAAAGATCCCTCGGTATCACTGGAACTATGAATCAACTAATGAGTGATATGAGCCGGATGATGGCTAGTTCAATGAGTCAATTATCAGGGTTAAAGAGTGTTATGAGTGATGTGTATGGAAATATGTCAAATAGTAGACAAGCTATGGCAGCAGGTGTTGCGAATCAAGTAATTAATTATTCTTCAGGGGCATCTGGCGGTGGAATCATTCCAATGCTTGGTGGAGATTTAGTTATTGAAGTGCCTGTTAATTTAGAAGGAAGAGACGTGGCACGCGGTACTTATCGCTATACAACTGAATATCAAGAAAGAGAAGCAAAAAGAAACTCAGACTTTTAGGTTTGGGTTTCTTTTATTTTATAAAGAAATGGGGTGACAATATGAGTTCTTTTACATTTAACAACATACGCAAAGATTTTATTCAAATCGAAAAAGGATGGAAAAGACCAGCTTGGGCGCCGTTAAAACGGAAATTTCTAAGTGTTCCAGGTTATCCAGGTGCAAGATTATTAACGACAGAAACTGAAATGCGAGTTTTGCCTGTTCCAGTTGGAATTATTGTTCCTGATGGATCTGACCTAGAAACATTAAAAGAAGAAATAGCAGAGTGGTTAATTACAGAAAAACCTGTTGAATTAGTCTTTGATGTAACACCCGACAGGACATACCTGGCGGTTATTGATGAAGATTTTGATCCTGAGGATTTTGTTACTTTAGGTAAAGGTACTTTGAATTTTGTTTGTCCGATGCCATATAAGTTAGGACCTACTAAAACAGTAGAATTTGAAATGGATGGGCGTGGGTTAATAGCAAATGTTCAAAACAAAGGAAGTGTAGAGTCCAATCCAATTATAGAGGTTGAAGTGAAGAACCCTTCCACATTTCTTGATGTATGGAATGGAAACAATTATTTTCGTATCGGATGGCCGCTTAGTGTAAATCAGATACCTGTTGAAAGAAATCAACGGGTAATGTGGGATGAAATGTCTACAACTGTAGGTTGGACGGATGTTCCGAGTGCGGAAGATATGGTTGGGGGCGGGGCTTTTAAAGTAGATGCAGGCTCACGCCTAGTTCCGGTTTATTTAGGTGAAACAAATATAAAAGGTTGGCATGGTTGCATAGCTAAAAAGAACATCCCACAAGGCCCACTACAAGATTTTATTATGCAAGCGTATGTTGGGGTAAGAAGCTCTCACCCCGATCAAATGGGGCGTGTTGAAATAGGTTTATTAGATGAAAATAGCGACTATGTGGCTCGTATTTCTATGAATGATGTTCATTGGCAAGCAGAACAGAATACAGGGTTCGCTAAGCTTGGTAACAAAAAGAAACCAAACAGCGAGCGAGTGCTTATAAATGAACCTGGAGATCATCTTACTACATGGAATCAATATCGTGGTCGATTATGGTTAGCACGTACCGGCAATAGGTGGGAAGCTTATATTTCAAAGTTTTTATGGAATACCGAAAAGGATGATTCAGAGCGCTTTGTCGTGTGGGAAGATGAAAACAATATGAATATGGATAAAGTGGCACAAGTTCAAATAAGCATCAGTCAATTTTCGGATAACATGTTTTGTACAGACATGAGCATCGATGACTTGAAAATTTGGAAAGTCAATATGAATACCCAAGATAATCCGCCTTATATTTTTGATGTTGGAGATAAAGTAGTTATTGATACCGAGCGAAGCCTTGTATCAATCAATGGTAAAAAGGCGATTAATCTAAAAGATATATTCAGTGATTATCCAGTTGTTAACAAAGGATTAAACAACCTTGAAATTATGCCTTCCGATGTGGGAATAGCCAAAATAACGTATAGGGAGCGATTTAGATGAGAACACCAAGCGGAACATTACATGTTGTTGATTTTAAAACGAGTCAAATCGTTTCTAATATACAAACAAAAGATTATTGGGATGATAAACGACATTGGGAAATTAAGAACAATATAGATACATTAGAATTTAAAGTGTTTGATAATACGGAACATGCAGCTACACTCATGCAGCAAAATTTAGTATTAAAAGAAGTGCGTGACGGGCGTATCGTTCCGTATGTTATTACTGAAACTGAAAAGGATTCTAATGATAGATCAGTCATTGCTTATGCATCTGGTGAATGGATTCAACTTGCGAAAGCTGGCATTATTACTCCACAGAAGGTGGAAGGTAAAACAGTAAATGAGTTTATTGACATGGCTCTTGTAGGTACGAAGTGGAAAAGAGGAAGAACAGAATACGCCGGTTTCCGCACAATGACAATTGATGAATTTATAAGTCCGTTGAAATTACTAAAAGATATTGCTTCTCTATTTGAATTAGAAATCCAATATCGTGCTGAAGTAGTTGGTTCTCAAATTGTCAGTCGCTATGTGGATATGGTAAAGAAACGCGGTCAAGAAACAGGGAAAGAAGTAACACTTGGCAAAGATTTAGTGGGAATTAAACGTGTTGAGAACTCACAAAACATTTGTACAGCATTACTTGGTTTCTCCAAAAAAGAAGGGGAAGGGTTTATTACAATCACCGACATAAATGACGGTATTCCTTATCTTGTGGACAGTGATGCTTTCCAACGATGGAACGAACGAGGTCAACATAAATTTGGCTTTTATACACCAGAAACAGAAGGTGATATAACACCGAAACGTTTAATGACTCTTATGAAAACAGAATTAGCCAAACGGATAAATTCCTCTATTTCTTACGATGTTCAAGCGCAAAGTATAGGTCGTGTATTCGGACTAGCTCACGAGCTGATTAATGAAGGTGACACAATCCGAATTAAAGATACAGGTTTTACTCCTGAACTGTATCTAGAAGCTCGTGCAATCGCTGGCGATGAATCATTTACAGACCCTTCACAAGATAAATATGTATTTGGTGACTATCGTGAAATTACTGATCCGAATGAAGAAATGCGAAAATTGTACAATAGAGTACTTGCTTCTTTAGGTAATAAAGCCAATAAAGAACTATTAGAACAACTAGAAAAGTTAGCAGAAGAAGCAAAAGGGACAGCCGAACAAGCTCAAAAAGAATCTGAATCCGCTAAAAAACTGGCTGAAAAGGTCCAGGAAAACCTAAAAAATAATACAGTAAATATTATTGAAGCTAAAAATCCACCGACCGATAATCTTATAGTAGGTAAAACATTATGGCGAGATATTAGCAATGGTAAACCTGGTATTTTAAAAGTGTGGAACGGTAAAGATTGGGAGCTCCTTATTCCTGACGTGGAAGCAATTAAGAAAGATACGTTGGAGCAGGTGACAAAAGAGATTAATGCTAGTGCAGAAAAGCTAGATGCTAGGGTTAAAGAATCTGAAACGAGAGCGGACAATCTACAAAAAGACTTCGATGCTGTTAAAGGGGAACAAGAAAGAGTCAGTCAGGTAACTAAGACACTTGAAGAAAGTGACAAGGGAACAAAAGAGACAATCAAAAGTTTACAAGGTACTCAAGAAAGCATGAGTCGTACGATTGTTGAAACTTCAAAAGGTGTCGAAGGATTAAAAAATACTGTATCTGATATCAAAAAAGATCAAAGTGGAATTACCGATCGCGTAGTAAAGACAGAACAAAATATTAACGGTATATCCAGTTCAATTGAACAAATCAACAAAACGTCATCACAAACAATTCAAAAGTTAAATCAAGTAGAACAAGATGCAAATGGAACTAAGCAAACCATTGAACGTGTTGAAAAAACGGTGAACGCACTTGATACGGATGTTGTCAATCTTGTAAGAGGAACAAAAATGTTAACATTCAAAGACGAGTTAGAGGTGCGTGGTGGATTATTTAAAAATGGAGATACATTCAATGGAAATATCGTTGTCGACATACCTGGCTCATGGCATGGAATAGCGATAAGATTACAAAAGCTTTATGAACAAGGGAAAATTAAAGTTGGTGATTTTGTAACATATTCAGTGTTTACCAGAATAAAAGGCGCTCCCGACGGTGTTGTTATGAAACAAAGCATGTATGACGGTTTCGGTGCTTGGGAAGTAACTAGCGCAACAAACCAATGGAAACAAGTTGGAAACACAATACAATTAAAAGATAATCATGTTGGTAAGGATAGTTTATTTAGAATAGAGGCGTGGGAAGTGTCTGGAGGCGAAAAAGGTTACGTTTATCAACAAACTTCCCCGATGCTATCTATAAGTAAGAAGCTTTATCCGTGGAGACCTGCGCCGGAGGATCAAGCCGATTCTGGGGAATTTATAAAAATCACAACTGAAATCATTCAAGAAGCTGGACGAACAAAAGAAACGATGAATCAAGTGAAAAGTCGTGTGGATAATTTGGATGTTGGAGTTAGCAACCTTGTTATTAATTCATCTTGTGATAACGAAAAACCTCGAATGTTTGACCAACCAGGCGAAAGTCAAGTTGGTGGTGTTGATGATATTCGATACTACGAAAAACATCTTGCTATTAAATGTAACAGACACACAGATGCATTTTACCAAATTGGCGGTTACGAGAAATCATTACACGGTTTAGAACCTGGTAAAGAAGTAACTATCTCTGCTGATATCAATTGTGAGTCAGTCGATTATCACTTTGAAATGTTCTACGCAACGAATGCCGAGGGTAACAATTGGCGAGCAGTTGTTGGTGAAATTTACAAAGAATTGAAGACTTGGAAGAGAAGAAGTTTCACATTCAAAATCCCTAATGACACAACTTCTATTATGTTTCGTATTTATTTCGGACGCGTAGTAACGTCAAATGGCACATGGCTTAACTTCAAAAACGTACAGATAGAAAGAGGTAATATCGCGACAGGATACAAACGAGCTTACCAAGATCAAGTTACATCCGATGAATTCACTAAGAAAACAACTGAGATTGAAAAAAGTGTGGATGGTATTAAAGAAAGTATTAAAACGGTAGAAAAAACACAAACCTCTTTTAATGAACGTGTTAACACTGTAGAAAAGAATGCAGAAGGAACAACTGCAAATGTTAAGAAATTACAGGAAACACAAACTGAGCAAGGAAAAACACTAACTCAGGCTACTACAACGATACAGCAACACTCTGAAGAATTGAAACTAGCAATGAAAAAGAAAGATGTTGAGGATTATGTAGGTGGTTTAGGTACTGTTAACGAGTTGCGTGATGCGGACTTTAAGTTAGGGCAGAAATATTGGTTTTGGAATAGTGATAATGGGGCTACTGGTGGTGTTGATACCAACTTAAAATACAAAGGTATGAATACATTTTCAATTGCCGTTACTGGCCAGACTCAAGATCGTTGGTGGGGACTTACAAGTCAATTCATTGAGTGCCAGGTTAACGAAGACTTTGTTGCATCAGGTTATTTCAATACGGATGGGAAAACACTTATTGATAGTGGTGGTGCATTTATTGAAATTGAATGGTGGACGGCTGACAAAAAAACTCGTGTTAAAACAGCTAGAACGAATATCAAGGTTGTAAATAATACGTGGGTTCGTGCTGTATGTACAGATAAAGCACCTGCCAATGCAGCGTTTGTGAGATGGCGTTATTACGTTACAAGAAATGGACGTTTATGGTGTGCTGCACCTATGTTACAACGTGGCACTATAGCTACAGAATTTTGGTTACATCCGAAAGATCAAACGGATGCTGACAAAATGCTAGAAGATATAGCCAATAGAGTAGCAACTGAACCTTACAATAAAAAAGTTACAGAATTAGAAAGAAGTATTAGTGCTACTGCAGAAGGTGTCGAAATAACATCGAAGAAACAAGAAAAGTTTATTAATGAGACTTACGCCGCTTATGTAAAAGAAACGGGTTCTAAACTTAAGGTTCTTGATGAAGGAATCCTTGCAGAAGTTAAAAAAGGGAATATCATCGCAGCTATTAACTTCTCAACGGAAAAATTAGAAATTGATGTTTCAAAGGTAGCCATTAATGCCGATACAATGGTGAAATGGTTAATTGCAAAGGGCATTGATACGAATATTATCAAAGTTAATGGCGATAAAATTACCATCGATAAAAACGGCGTTACTATTAAAATGTTAGATTTCCTTTTTGAAGATGAATGGGGAACGAAAACAACCGTTATGCCAAAACGAAATTTAATAGCCGATCATGATTTTTCTAGTGTTCCAAAATTGAACATAGGTAACCCCAATTATCAGGGGTTTGGTGCTGGATATGGTCTACCTTGGAAAGTACAAGGAAACGGTGTAGTGATAGAAAATAACACTTTTATATTTAACTATGAACAAATGGTAAATGCAGTACGTGTCGACACGTATAATTACCCAGAAACAAAAGTTCAAAACGGGATTCATCCAGGAAACTCTTATACATTGTCAGCACATTATAGAACCGCACAGATCAATGGTGTGCGTACAACTGCAAAACCACGATTGCAAGTATGCTTTGTTACGCCATTGGATGAAGTGAGTTATAAAATTTGGCACGAAATATATAAAGATTTTCCAGAGCCATCTACATTTTATGGTGAAATTAGAAGGTATAATTTCACATTTACCGTTCCTAACAATTACAATCCACAAGAACATATGATTGTAGTTAAAGTTACAGCTGCAGATGCGCAAGTTTCTGCGGGTAGAGCTGTTTGTGTTTCAGGGATAACATTGGTTAGTGGTAACTATGCTTGCATGTATAACTGGGATCGTGCGGCATCAGAAAGAGCCGATGGTCTTCAACCGTTTAATAGAATTGCTATAGGCAGCGTAAATAACAACATAGGTCCAGCTGCTCATGGGCAGACCTTTGATATAAGTACAGAAAAGGACGTATTCATAAATCAACCTATTCTAACGCAGGGAATAAATTTAGGGCGTAATAAAATGGGCCAAGCTGGTTCCATTCGTTTCTTTGATGGCGGTCAAGGCTATGGGTTTTATTTTATGGGAATGGGAGGACAATGGTACAAGCTACCTAACGTTTAGGAGGAAAAATATATGAATGATTACAAAGATTTACAAGGTTATCCCTTACAAGCAGGGCAAGGCGCTCCATTTGCTGGGAGGTTAGTAGATTCAGAAAGAAACGAAAACGGAGTATTTGTGCGAATTCCTTTTGATATGCTAAACAATGCCGGTTTATATGGCGCTAATAAAGTAGAGGTGTGGGGGGAAACGGATGGAACGATATATTTTCGTATCGCAACAAGATGCGAAATATGTAAACGCGGAGCTCGTCTGTATGAATTAGAAACGAATTTTGGGAAAAAGAAACTTTGTTTAGAGTGTTATACATCACTTACAGGGAATGATCCATCTCAAGAACCGCCAACACCAAATAATGAAAATAACACACAAACAGAGCAGGAGCAGCAATAGCTGGTCTTTTTTTATTTTGAAAAGGAGGAAAGAATGTGGATCGTATTGATGTACTATTAAAAACTTTTATTGCCACTTTTGGTGGCTTCTGTGGGTATTTTTTGGGAGGATGGGATGCAACATTGAAAATCTTATTGACGATGGCAGTTATTGATTATTTAACTGGCATGATTGCGGCAGGATATAACGGAGAATTAAAAAGTAAAGTTGGTTTCAAAGGCATCGCCAAAAAGGTGGTGCTTTTTCTTTTGGTCGGAGCGGCCGCTCAACTAGATTCAGCACTGGGAAGTAACAGCGCAATTCGTGAAGCGACTATTTTCTTCTTCATGGGTAATGAGTTACTTTCACTTTTAGAAAACGCTGGTCGTATGGGAATCCCCTTACCTTCAGCATTAACAAATGCAGTTGAAGTTTTAGGTGGAAAACAAAAACAAGAAGAGAAAAAGGGAGATGTTCAATAATGGAAATTAGAAAAAAATTAGTTGACCCAAGTAAATATGGTACAAAGTGTCCGTATACAATGAATCCAGAATTCATTACAGTTCACAATACGTACAACGACGCTACAGCAGAAAATGAAGTATCTTATATGATTCGCAATGATAATCAAGTATCGTTTCATATCGCGGTAGATGATAAGGAAGCTGTACAAGGAATTCCTTTAGAGCGTAACGCCTGGCATACTGGCGACGGTAACGGGAATGGTAATCGTAAATCTATTGGGGTTGAAATTTGCTACTCTTTAAGCGGTGGAGATAGATATTATAAAGCGGAAGACAATGCAGCTATCGTTGTAGCTCAACTAATGAAACAGTACAATATTCCAATTCATAAAGTTCGTACACACCAATCATGGAGTGGGAAGTACTGTCCTCATCGTATGTTGGCAGAGGGGCGTTGGAATAACTTTATTGAAAGGGTTCAACATGCATATAATGGAGGTAGTAGTCTAATTAACTTAACGCCTACTCCATCTTTCAGTGGTGAAACAGGTATTGCATATATTGGAGGAAATAGCGTTAATCTTCGTAAAGGTCCAGGCACTGGATACGGGATTATTCGTCAATTAGGTAAAGGAGAATCTTACCAAGTATGGGGTGATTCAAACGGTTGGTTAAACCTTGGTGGCGATCAATGGATTTATAATGATCCATCATACATTCGTTATACAGGAGGAAAAGTACCAGCATCTTCTAAACCTTTAAATGATGGCGTTGGTGTAGTGACTATTACAACTGATGTATTACGTGTTCGTAAAGGTCCAGGAACTAACTATGGCATCGTGAAAAATGTGTATCAAGGTGAAAAATATCAAACGTGGGGATATAGGGACGGTTGGTATAATGTTGGAGGCGACCAATGGGTTTCTGATGAATATGTGAAGTTTGAAAAATAAAACATATTACTGTACAAAAGAATAGTTTTATCAAAAAATAAATATCAATTAATTTTTTAATGCTAGTACTCATATATTGACTATTGTATTGGTAACGGGTAATCTAAAAATACACCATTTCTTATTTCATATTTATGGTAAGTATCCGTAAATTAACCTGAAAAATCCCTTTTTGCAATTATATGCAGAAGGGGATTTTTATTTTTATGAAATTTAAAATTTACTTTTAGATAATGCCTTTAATATCGGATTTATAACTCTACTTATTAAACGGAATCCCCTAAATATAGACTGAATAACCTTCAATGATTGTCCCCCCTTAAATTAATTAGATTATACCCTTTTAAAGATATTTCTGTAAATAATACATACCCACCCTAATGTATATAATATTCAGTTAATTATTTAGAAAATAGAAACGGAAATATGTTAATCCTTTTTTGTAATTTTCTGTTATCATTAAATGAAGATATATAAAGGAGGAGGGATTTTATGTTTACTTCTACTAGGAGCGAGAAGATTACACAACTATTGAATGAGTGGTATACAGAAATCAGATCAAGAAACATTGATAATGCACACCGCATGAAAGAACAGATTGATGGCATGATTCAACAGTTAAAAAATGAAGAAAAGGAATCATTACAAGATCAAAAATTACTACTTTACTATTCCCTATTAGATTTTAGGTACAATTATTTGATAGATAATTTAGGTGTATCTAAAGATAGTTTTGATACAATTGAATCATTTGATATGCCTACTGATAACTTCCTAACATATTATTATCATTTCTTTAAAGCAATTCATGCTGATGCAATCGGAAATCATATTTTGGCAAAAGATCATTATTATAAAGCAGAATCTTTACTTCAATATATCCCTGACGAACTAGAAAAAGCTGAATTCTACTATAAATTAGGGTATTCCTACTATGACAACCAACAAGCTCTTCAAGCTATCAAAGAAGTAACGAAAGCAAAAGATATGTTTTTAAAACATGAAGGTTATGAAGCGAACGTGGCATTTTGTGATAATATGCTAGGGTTATCTTGTATAAATCTAAAAGAATGGTCGCTAGCTGAAGAACACTTTGCAGCTGCAATGGATCGCTTCCAAAAAATCGGGGAAGAGAAATTTATTATTATGGCTCGACATAACTTAGGGTGGATGTATTCTAATCAAAATCTATCTACGTTAGCTCTTCGTTATCTTTCGGAAGTTGTTGAAAAATCGCCAAATCATTATAAGGCTATATATGTCAAAGCAAAAGAACATTACAAATTAAAAGAATACGAAAGCGCTACTGAGCTTATTGAAAAAGGGTATGCAATTTGTAATGATTTACAAATTGAGGGATACCAACATCATTTCGCAATTTTAAAAGCGTTGAATGACAATGCTTCTGCCGAAGAATTAGAAGAGATTGTTCTTAAAGGAATTTCTTATTTTGAAAGAGAAGAATTATATGAGTACCTTCAGGAATATGAGGAAAAGCTAGCAATCAAGTTTTATGAAGAAAATCAACATACTAAAGCAAGTCAATATTTTTATGCAAGCTCACAATCAAGACAAAAATCTTTTGATAAGGGGGCGTTAAAATGAAGAAAATAACGATTAGGGTACTAGGGATTATGGCAGCGTTTACGCTAGTAATTGGTATATACAGTCCTACCGAGAAAGATCACAGTCATGTTCATACATTAATGGAACATGGCGATGGTGGTGGTTGA